ATCATCGAAGATGGCGTAGTGGTTTACCGGCCTTCCGCCACGGGCAAGGATGGCCTCGAATATCGCAAATTCCTTGCTTGTGAGAACCGCCGCGCTCTGAAAGCCTTCGCGCCGGACAGTGTGAAGGCCCCGGTCCATAGTAACCCCGGCGATAGGCTCAAATGGCCTGCCGCATTCCGTGCAACAAATCTTTTTCATCGGGTGGCCTCACTAGTTATTCGTAAAGATTGCTTCACGTGAAACGTCTCAGAACACGACACGCTCAGGCTCCCGCCATTTGCCGTTGTGCTTGACCTTCTCGCCCATCGGGACATCGCGTTCGCTCCAATTCCGATCCCAATGCTCTCGCGGTTTCATCCACCACAAATTTGGGCGGTCGCCCTGCGCTGGCTGCGCCATTGCCTGTGGAGGACTGGCTGAGGCGGTGGCACGTGCACGGCGCTCGTTCTGCGCCTCTGCCGCGAGCTCTCTAAGCTGCCCAGGTGTCGGGAATTTCTTCGACGCCGGGTTTCGTCGGTAGGTTTCGACAGCGGCGCGAATGTCCGAAATATCGAAATCTCGTAGATCGCTCACGAAGTCGAGAAGCACCTGACGCGCCAAGCCTTCCGCCATCTCTGGGCGGTAGAAATGGCCGGTGAGGCCAGCAAGCAAGGCCGCAATGATCTTCGGCCTGTCCGGTGCTTCCTCGCGCTCAGATGGAAGCTGCTGCGGCAAGGAATGTGTCGTGAGCTGACCGAACGCTTTGGGCCCCTTCTCGATCGTCATATTTGCCTTCCATGAGTTTGGTGAATGCGCTCTGCTGCAAGAAGAAATCCAAATCCGGCACCCATTTTTCGTGAGCTTTGTCGCGGCCAGATTCGCCACGAAGGAACGGCGATGCGCGCGCCTTCGCCATCGCCGCTCGCCAGCCGGACAAGCCACCAACTTCGGAAAGACGGGCTTTGAGCGCTGCGCGCCGTTTGGGCGTGAGAGCTTGTGCTTTCGGCCAATCGAGTTCTTCGGCTACGAGGTTGTAGGCTTCGAACGCGGGCTCGAGTTCGTCCGCGCCAGCGGACCTTGCATTCTTCTCTGTCTGATCTTGTTCTAAACTTGTAACTTGCCTCTTGTTCTCTGGGCTAGCGACGCGCTCCGATTCTGCTAGCGGGTCGCTAGCGCCTGTCTCCAATTCGAAAAACCCAGCATCAATCAATGCCTTAAGCGCATCCCTCATTTCGTTCTCAGAGCAACGCAGGCGGAATGCCAGTTTCTTAGGGTTGGCGTCGAACCACCCATCCTTGTCCTCGCTCGCAATAAGCCAAAGCATCGGTGCTAGCGCCCTGCTAGCAAGCGGCAAGCATTGAAATTCGTAATCGTCCAGCAGACGTTTGTGGAGCTTTATCCATGTCGGATCGCGGTCTTTGTAGTGCTGATAGGAGCCCCAATTCTTTGGACGAATGCGCGCCATTACGCAGCCGTCCTTTCCGCTGCCGTGAAAAGCTCGACCTTCGGCTTGACGTATTGCGGGATTTGGGATGTCAGGAAGCGATATTCGATGTCACGGCGCAGGGCGCGCATGGAACGCAGAACGTCTATGTCTTCCAGTTCGAGTGCGCGCATCGTTCGAACGGCATGGTAGACCGTGGTGTGGTCACGCTTGGAAAATGCTTTGGCAATTTTAGGATACGATGCCCCGGTGAACTCCCGGCACAAAGCCATTGCCATCTGCCGGGGGCGGTGGACAGAGCGATAGCCCATGCCCGGTGCCCAAAATACCTTTGGATCGAGGACGAAGTGTGCGCAGACCACGCGGCCTATTTCGTGACAGGTGATCATGCCGCGGTCCTCCGGCATGTGCATTCGGAGGGGTTCTGATCGGCGTGGTAATCGCAGTTGGTGGCATGATTGGCTACACCGGGAAGAATGAACGGTTGGTCTGCACTCTTGCGGTCCCCGGCGTAGTAGAATTCGATTTTGCGTTTTGGGGCACACGCAAATAGGCCGACCACATCGCAGCGATAGACGAGCTCTAGAAATTCCTCACGCTCTTTTGTTCCAAACGCGCCCTTGGCTTTGCATTGGATAAAATGGGCACATTCATCGAAACGCTGACGATGAAGAACACCGCGTTCATTCGAAGGGCAAAAGGCAATCAAATCCGCCTTCGTTTTACTTCCAGCCATGCGGAAGACGGTCCAACCCAATTCCTCAAGATATGTTCTGATCCTGCGTTCGAATTGAGCGCCGCGTTGATAGTTCTTGTTTGTCACTTACAGCCCCCGCGTTCTGCGGTTTCGACAGCGTTATGCCCATGTGATGCGCCCCTCAGCGCCGGTAACGTTAAGTCAGGTCCATCGGAAATAGGCGTCGATCAGGATGAACCAGAAGGCAAAGCCTGACAGGATGATCGACCATGTAATCCTTGGCGGCATGGATGGCGGACGGTCGCGATACATCGGCATCCTTTCATATTGGCGGTAGGTCATGGCGTTATCCTCTCCGCAAACATGGTGACCATCTTGGCGCGCGCTTCCGCGCCTTCTTCGCCGGGCATCATGGCTTGCTGTTGAAGCAGCGTCATTTCGGCTAATTTGCGTTTGTTGGGATCGATCTTGCCTTCGAGCCACAAGCCGACAGGCGGCAGATTCTGGGCGAGGATGATCAGTTTCCCGGCGTTCGGAAGTGCGCGGCCTTTCTTGTAAGCCTTCGCGGTATCCTTACAGCAACCAGCGGCACGAGCGATTTGTCCAACACTGAAAAGCCGAAGGACGTTCGATAGCTCAGCCGCAAGCGTGTTGTCGTTGTCGGGTACATATTTCTGCCGGGGTGAAAAGTTTTGACCCCCTAAGGAAATAGCGGCAGAAGTTCCCCCGTGCATCATGCAGCCTCGTTCGATGAAATGCGTTCAGCGGCCTCTATGTCTTTTGTGGTCGCACCGATCAGGGGGCCAAACTTGAGACCTGTTTCACGGAATATCTTGAGGGCCAGCCGCAGGCTGGGCTTCCGAAGGCCGCGTGCAATCTGGCTCGCGTATGGGCGAGTGATGCCAATGGCAACAAGGCGGGAATAATGCTCGCGGCTCTCTATCATTCCGGCAGGTTTGCATATTGCAAACTTCCCGTCAACCCCACGGTTTGCAATTTCGATAACGACCGCATGCCTTCGCGGTTGCAAAATGGCTACATGAGCAATCGAGAGAACGAGCCGAAGCACTTCCTAGCGGCTTGGCGTGAGTTCCGCGAACTTACCCAAGAGGAGCTTGCGGCGCTGGTCGGAACTGACAAATCTGTAATTAGCCTATTAGAAGACCGTAAGAGAGGTCTTTCCAACAAGTGGCTCCACAGGCTTGCCCCGGCCCTACGCACGACGCCGGGGGCTATTCTCGATTATGACCCGCACCTGGTCCCCACGGCCATTCTGGAGGTCTGGGCAGCCATCCCAGACGAGGACCGGGCAAGGGCCTCCTCGATTCTAGAGGCATTCCGGCGTAAGGTCGCATAATCTAGGCGGGAGGGGCCGCAGATGAAGCTCGCTAAGGTTGCTTGTTGTAGTATCGGGATTACATTGGCTGGGTGTGCGGCGGCATATGACGAAACCGCCGTTCCCATGGCGCAGGCCAACTACCAGCTCGCGTTCCAACAATGCATCCGGCAGGGCAAGGACGGCACTTTCAAGAATATGACCGCCCTGAACGGCTGCGTGATGGACGCGCAGCTTACCATGTTCAAAGCCATTAAGTTTTCGGAGATGGGGATATTCACGGTCTACCGCCAGCGGATGGACCTCTTGGCCTCAGACTTCGACGCCGGTCGGATCACCGACAAGGAACTCATCAGCGGCGCACAGACGGCCTATGACGACTTCGAAAGCAATGTGACCCAAGCAGTCCAGATAAACGCCGAACGCCGCCAGCGGGCCGCGCTCGCGCTTGCTGCCATGGGTCAGAGCTTACAGAACGCCGCCGCCCAGCAGCAGGCTTATCGGGCAAGCCTGCCCAAGCCCGTCCATTGCACCAGCAGCACGATGGGCACATTTACCTCGACTGACTGTTATTAGTCCTAAGCCATTGGAATGACTCGGGTTTGCGGAATCGTAATCGCACGCCCTGAAAAAAGTTTGCAATCTGCAAATTTTCCCCTTGCCATCTAGTTTGCAATATGCAAACCTTCTCCCCATCACACACGGTTACTGGATGGAGGACGACGATGACGAACGAAGCGGAAATCAAAAGAACCGGCTGGGTCGAATTCGGTCACCACGGCGTTTCGCACTATCGCATCTGGAAGCAGCAAGACGGTCACCGCTGGTTTCAGCGCCACGAATGGAAGCGTGAAGACGGCTCCATTGAGATGGACGATTGGATCCCGTCAGCCGGACCATTCGGACTGACCTTCCAAGATATATCTGGGGCGAGCGCGGAATGATTACGTTCGCTGACCTTGCGCGAGAGATCGACCCCGATGCTTGGGACAAATATCCGACCCAATATCAAATCGAATTGTCTCCCATCTGGCGAAACCGCGCACAGCGATATCGCGGGCGGCAACGCAAGGCCCTCAAGCAAGCGGTGGCGGTCGCAGCGAGTTTAGCAGCCACCCCAACTAACCCAACTTTCACTGGCATATGAGGGAGAATGGAAATGGCGACCGAAGAACAAATGATAGCGCACTACACGGGCCTGCTTTCGAGCAGAGCAGCGCTCGAACTGGTGCGTGCAGCAAAGGCAATGTCAGACTATTGGCCGTCAATACTGCCGAGCAAGGGTGTCATCCCGAACAATTTAATTGTTGATCTCAGGGCCGCCATTGCCAAAGCCGAGGGCGCACAATGAACGCCCCCGCAAAAACTGGCCTTCGCGTCAAAAGCCCGGTCCCTTCGCGTTATCCGGCGTATCGGATTGTAAGCGAGGCTGACGAACTGCTCGCGACGGTTCCGATCTCAGCGAGCGGTGACAGCGGCAAGCTCGCTCACGCGATGGCTGCCGCGCCTGAAATGCTCGATGCCCTGAAAGGCCTGACGCACGGCCTGCCCGAACTTCTGAAAAGCATCGGATACACCGACGAAGAAAACCTAATCGGAAAAGCTCTCGCCGTCATCGCCAAAGCCGAGGGCGCACAATGAACGCTCTGCATCTCACGGAGAAAGATATGTCCGCCAAGAAAGAGAATATCTACGAAGGCAATTTGATTATCCGCACAGATGCGGATGCCAAAAAATATGCTTCGCTCACGAAGGTTACAGGCTACCTGTACATCTACAGCAAAGGATCGCTCTCGGCGGGAAAGCTCTATTGCGGCGGATACGACAAGTTCAAAGTGATCGACGGCATCGGATGCGTTGTTCTTTCGGAAAAGCGACAAGGCGACATAACTGTCCTCATGTGCCGCCGTTCCAAGATCAAAAACCAGAAGGTGATCGGCGATAAATTCTATGTCGCACAAAAGGGCAGCGACAACGCTCACGGAAAGACCATTGCGGAAGCCACGCAAGAACTGATGTTCAAGATCGGGCCGCGCGATGTTTCACAATACCGGAACATGCCGAAGGACACGAAGAAGACGCCGAACGAATGGGCCTTGGTCTACCGCATGGTAACTGGGGCATGTTCCTATGGGACCAATCAATTCATCGAAAGCCAAGGCAAGCTAAAGCGCAGTTACACACTGGCGGAAATCCTCGAACGCACCAAGGGCCAATTCGGAGCCGAACGGTTCCGTGACGTTGTGGAGTCCGCACAATGAACGCTCCAGCAACTACACGACGCTACTGCGAAGATTGCAAGTTCTGTGATGCGACACCCAGCATGAAGTTCGCGCGCTGCCATGCGCCGCAGAATATCTTATCGGAAACCGCAGATCACCTCGTATCGCGTGCACTCAAGAACGAGGTGACATGGCGCATTGAATATTGCTCAAGCCAGCGTGGTCCTAAATCCATCGGCACATGCGGCACGGATGCGAACTGGTTCGAGCCCAAAGACGCCGAACAGGCCGTAGCATGACCAAACACTGCCCCATCTGCGAAGACGAACTCTATTCCGACGATGCTGGAATACGTGTCGGTCAGTCCGACATCTGCCAGTCATGCTTCGATGAACAAGTGAGTTACAGCATGGATGAAATGTCTATGTGGCTGAACCACACTTTCTGGACGCCGGAATTTGATGCGCGGGTGGCAGCATGACACTGGCACAAGATCGCGTTCTCAGAGGGCAATGCCCGAACTGCGGGGAGGAAGCCGCTCCGTATCGTCTATGCGGTGCATGCCGCCTTAAGACGAAGATCATCCGCATCATGCGGCGTGGTGCCAAGGTTGGCGGCTTTAAAATCGACAAGCAAGGTAGGGAAAACCTCTATTCGATAGCAGACGCAGAAAAGCTGCACACTATCCAGTGGCGCGCCGATCCTAAGCATGACGACCGTCGAAGCGACCCCCGGTTACACGGCATTCGAATTGATGTTGAAGCCACCTTGCTTGAGGTGGTCCGGTTTATTGGTCGCCCATGCACCATCGAAGAAATCACCGCTGCTTGGGGCAGGCTGCGTGCGGAGCGCACGACGCCATTACCAATCGACCTCGCACGCATCATCCGCGCTGCTGATAAGCGCAAACGTAAAGCAGAGAAGGCAGCAAAGGCGTTTGCAAATCAAGGAGCCGCAGCATGACCCCCACCAATCTCCCGCACAATTTCCCGCAACGAGTCCTGACGTTATTCCGGCGCGACCGTCTCGATGAATTATCAGCAGATGAAATCCGTCGCCGGATGAAGGCTGGCGCAGACACACAAACGCATTTCGATGCGTTGTGCCGCCAGAACAGGGCGAAGCAGCTTAACGCGATGTTGGAGGGTTGAGATGGGCGTCACCATGAAGGAAGTCGTTGAGCAGATCGGCTGGCTTGGCATCATCCGAGAGGTTCATTCAATCGGCCCTTACGATCTCGCAGAATACGAGCAGCGGGAGATCAACAACTCGAAAACTAACGGTAAGACATTCTATCTGGTCTTTGTTGACGGAGAGAACACAAGCAACAGCTTCCTCGACATCGACGAGGCCCTGATTTTCGCGATCTCGAAACGTAATCTGAGGGAGCCGGACACGGCTCGCTGGTATGCGCGGGTCGCAACCAAAATCCTGATGTTCCCGGAGCCTCCCCATGCCCAATAACACAACCCTCTATCTCTGCTGTCTGGTGTGTGTGGCTTCTTTGGTTATTGGGGTGGTGGGATGAGTACCGAAACCGACACCCGCCCCTGGAACATAGAGAGTTCTTACTATCAGGCCACACGTTCTCAAGTCAGAACGCAGTTTGATGGTCTGACGCTTCAAAAGATCAAACCTGTCAAAGCGTGGGGTGGTTACTTCCTCAACGCATTGGGCTGGTCAGGTGTGATTGTGTTGCTCGCTGTTTGGCTCTTGGGGAGGTGGTGATGGCTAGTTTCAAGCTCTGTAAAGACTGCAAGCATTGTAGTCCAGCATACGAATGGTGGCTATTGCTGTTTCCGGTCGTCGGGTGGCTGCTGTTTCTCATTCTCATGCTTACGAACTGGAGATGGCGTTTCTCGAGGTGCAGCCGAGCCCCGAATTACGGCGGATTTTATTTCTGTTCTACGGAGAGAGCATTCGACTGTGGCGCGCACGGAAAATATTTTGAGGCTAATAAGCCATGACCCACCAACAAACAGAATACGACTGCTTGGGGAGGTGGTGATGGCCGTAATCGAAGAAAAGGTCGAATACGCCGTCGATGACGTTTGGCGCTCGATCAAGCGTCTTGAGGAAATCGTCAGCGACCATCCGGATTTTTTCGGAAGCCACGGTCCGGCGCTCTGGGATGCGCAGATGACGTTGACCAGAGTGATTCATAGGTTGCGCGACAAGAAGGTGGCCGCATGAACCCGTTCGAGAAATTCGGCATCAAGCATTTGAGCCCTTCGTCGCTCAACCTCTATGCCGTCAACCCAAGTTTGTGGTGTGGCAGATACTTATTCGGGTGGCGAGACGAAATGGGGCCCGCCGGTCACCGTGGAACGGCCGTGGAAGCCGGGCTCGATCTCTGGCTGTTCCATCGTAACCAGGGCGATGCGATTGCCAAGGCCCTTGCTCACTTCGCAGAGCTTACGCAGGGCGAGGCCAGCGACGACCATGAGGCGGAGCGCGCCAATATCGCGCCCATGCTGCAACAGGCCATCGGCGCGCTCAAGGACGTTCCTACGCCCGTAGGCAGGCAGTTAAAGATCGAGCACTACGTCAACGGCGTGGAAGTGCCGGTCTTGGGTTTTATCGACTACCTTTGGGATGACTTCGGCATTGACCTGAAAACCACCAAGGCGTGCCCGTCTGCGATCAAAGCCGACCATGGCAGACAGGTTGCGACATACGCAGAGGCGAAGCAGCGCCCCTTCAAGGTCTTATACGTTACGGCCAAAAAGTCCGCTCTATACGATCTGACGGATAACGAGCAGGCGATGCACTTGCGCGACCTCGAACGGCAGGCGCGCGCCGTCCGCCACCTTCTCAATAAGTCTGTGGATGCCGCCGAAGCAGCGAAGTTCTTCGGCCCGGTGAGAGAAGATTTCCGTTGGAACGAACAGCTTCTGGACAAGGCTGACGAACTATGGAGGGCAGCATGAGTTTCACACCCGAGCAGATTGGATTTCTCACGGCCCCCCTTGGGCGCTCGCACGTTAAGAGCCGCAAGCAGGCCGGGCGCGACCTATCCTACATCGAAGGATGGCACGCAATCGCGGAGGCCAATCGCATCTTCGGCTACGACAAATGGAACCGGCACACTCAGAAGCTCAGGCAATTGGGTGAGCCGCGCGAGGTTGATGGTAAGTGGCGCGTCGCCTACATGGCTAAGGTCGCTATCATTGTCGTGACCGGCGACGATCATCCCGTCATTCGCGAAGGCACAGGCTACGGCTCCGGTATAGACCGTGACGTTGGGTCGGCCCACGAAAGCGCCATCAAAGAAGCCGAGACGGACGCGATGAAACGCGCCCTGATGACCTTCGGCAATCCTTTTGGTCTCGCGCTGTACGACAAGGAACAGAACGGCGTTGAGGATGAAGCGCCAAAGACTGCCGATACTAAGCCTGCAACCGGCGACCGTGCCGCAAAGGCTTGGGCATGGGCTCAGGAACAATCCGAACTCATCCGCAAGATGGGCGACTCCAAACGCTTCAACCAATGGCATGACGATAATACCACGGCGATGGCAACGCTCAAGGATGTAGCGCCGGAAGCGCACGCACGCCTGCTGGAAGAAATCGACAACTGCATGAGCCGCTTCAACCCGATGGCGGCATAAGGAGAGACCATGGCTAAATCTAAGAAAATTTCCCAGCAGAAATATCTACAATCGCTGGCGCTCTTCACCATGGCGCACAATCACTATACGCGCGGTAAAGAATACGAAGCTGAACTGGGCGAACTGCTGGGCTACGAAGACAGCTACCTCAATCACATCTCAGACGAAATCTTTGATGGCGGCGACCTTAAAAAAGCGCTGGCAAAAGAAGGATTTGCAATCATCCCCAAAAGAGCTCGCAAGTAGGAGAAACCATGGCTGAATATTTCGACTGCGTGAAGTTCATCGAGACCAAGAACGGGAAGAAGTTTGCCCGTCAGCTAGGCTCGGCAAAAAAGCGGGATGATGGCGGGTTTTCTGTCTACCTCGACGCCTTACCACCTGATGGCCAATTCGCAATCGTGCCACAACGTGAGCGCAAGAGCGGCTCCAGCGACAGCGGGGCACCGTTTTAAGCCATGTCCGAAGCGTCCCCGATCCTGCTTTCCTACGAAGGCGAAGGCGAGTTCAAGCCTGCTGGACCCTACTGGGCGAAGCAGGCCGACCGTCACTATGTCATCGGGGAACGCTACAATCTCGTCCAGCATCACGACCGGACAACGGCAAGCCACAACCACGAATTCGCTTGGCTGAAAGAGGCTTGGCAGACGTTACCGGAACACATTGCCGACAGCTACCCAACGGTGGAGCACCTTCGCAAGCGAGCGCTGATCGAAGCGGGATACTTCGACGAACAGGTGATCGACGCCGGGACCAATGCTGCGGCGCTCCGCGTGGCTGCTGGCATCAGATCATTTCCGGGCGAGGAATTTAGCCTGGTTATTGTTCGCGGCCCTGCCGTGGTCGTGCGCCGCGCCAGGTCGCAATCCCGACGCGCCATGAACCGTCAAGAGTTTCAGGATTCCAAATCCAAGATCATGGAAGTTGTTGCTGCGCTGATCGGTGTTGCGCCTGCCGATCTGAGAAAGGCGGCAGCATGAGCCGCGCTGAGTTCGACAAAGCTACCAAGAAGGCTGCTCTAAAGCGTGCCGCTGGCAAATGCGAAGCGGTCGGCACCTGGTACGGCCTCAAGCCGGGACAGCGCTGCGAGGCACCCTTGGGTTACGGCTTTGACTTCGACCACATCATTTTGGACGCAAACTCCAAGGACAACAGCCTAGAGAATTGCGCGTGTGTTTGCAGGCCATGTCACAAGATCAAAACCACGAAGCATGACATTCCGCTCGCAGCCAAGACGGTTCGCCAGCAAGACAAGCACCTTGGCATCCGCAAGCGCAGCACCTTCTCCTGCTCAAGAGATAGCAGGTTCAAGAAGAAAATAGACGGCACAGTAGTCCCACGCACAGCTACAGGGGGAGAGAGATGAGCGAGAAGCTTCGCGCCCTTGATCTCTTTTCCGGCATCGGCGGTTTCAGCCTGGGCTTAGAGCGCACAGGCGGGTTTGAAACGGTTGCGTTCTGCGAGATTGATCCTTTTTGTCGTGCCGTTCTGGCGAAGCATTGGCCCGACGTTCCCTGCCACGACGATATCACCACACGCGAGTTCACGAAAGGCGAAGCAGATGTCATCTGCGGAGGATTTCCCTGCCAGGACATTAGTTTTGCTGGCTCAGGCGCCGGACTTGCCGGAAAGCGTTCGGGACTCTGGCGGGAATTACTTCGAGCCATTCGCTTGGTTCGACCAAAGTTCGCAGTCGTGGAGAACGTGGCAGCGTTGCTTGGTAGAGGGCTGGACGTTGTTCTCTGGGACTTGGCCTCGATCGGGTATGACACGGAATGGCATTGCATACCGGCGAGCGCCGTTGGTGCCCCTCACCGCAGAGACAGAATTTGGATTATTGCCCACGCCAGAAGCGAGCAACACAAAGGCTATCGCACTCCGATCAGCGGGGAGATCACCTCGCAACTTTCTGCTTCCAACGCCAACACGAATGTATACGCGCGAGAATTGGACGCCAGAACAAATCTTAGCACGTCAAGCCGAGGTGAAGGCAGCCACCTTGAAGAAGGGCAAGCATCACACTGGGAACGGCTTTGGTTTGAACCTGGCTCAAGCAATCCGGAACTGGCCGACACCGAGAGCGAACGACGCGGAGAAGCGCGGCAACATTGCGAACGACAAGCGGAATGGATTGCCGGCGGCAGTGAGATATTGGCCGACACCATCTGCAACGGACTTCAAGGGCTCCCCTTCATTGGAAGCAGTGGAGCGCAGAGCAATGGAGAGCAGGCGCGGCGTGAGATTGCCGGAGTTCCTAACGAAGGATTCTGGGTTGGCAGTTGGTGGTCAACTGAACCCGACGTGGGTCGAGTGGCTCATGGGATTCCCGCTCGCGTGGACCGCCTTAGAAGTCTTGGCAACGCCGTTGTCCCGCAAATCCCGGAAATCATCGGCCGCGCCATCCTCCAAGCCCAAGAGCAAATGAGGAAAGCAGCATGACCCTCTCCCCACAAACAGCACAAGCGTTACTGGAAGCGGCAAAGTTATTTGCTGCCATATCGAAAGGCTACCCGTCGTGACCGGACAGGAGAAGACGCGGACTAAGGAACAGGATCGTTGGCATGAGCGCGGGTTTGCCGCCGGGATCGCCGTCGCCTGCGCGATTCTTTACGGGACGTTTGGGGAAGAAGTCGCAACCAAGGAAATTCTTGGTGCTTCTGGACTTGTTACAGCCGCAAAAATGCGGCGATTGGGCGTAGATGACTATGACATAAAAATTCTGCGGCCCGTCTTCAAAACGCTGAGGGGCAAATGACCAACACCACCCAACCCCCTGCCGGAGATGTGGAAGCGCGAGAGGCTGCGGTGAGCACGGCCCTTGATACTATGGGGCCGACAACGCGCCGGTATTGCAGCGAATGGCTCGCCCCTGCGATCAACGCTGCCATCGACGCTTATCTCGCAAAGCTCACCCCCACCAAAGCCGAGCCCGGACGGATTGCGGAGATACGGGAACGCAAGCCATTTAAACTTCTGGTTTCAAAAGAATGGCTGATGAAGGCCATTTCTTCTGATCCAGACGACGAAAGCTGTGAAGCTGGCGTTTTGCACCCAGAAGCCCCCCGCTTTTCAATCGACCACGGCGTCATCCATGACCGCAACACCGGCAAGCACGTTCGAACCTGCAATTGCCTGCATCCTCTCGAAGATGGAGTTGACGCCGCACTAGCACTGCTAAACGAACTCGACCGAGACGCGCGCCTCGCTCCCTATCTTGAAACGGCCCTCTCCCACATCACCGCCATAGAGGCGGATAGAGACCGCATGCGGGAGGCGTTGGAGAATATCCTGCGATGTGATGATGAGGCACGGGAGGCGGCTGGTATAGAGGGCGCGACGTTGAATGGATACGGCCTCGTGGATTTATTCGACGTGTTAGATCACCCATTCGGTTCTGGAGCGCATAAGCAGTCGGCGTATCGCTCCAACGATTTGAACAATGCATTATCGAACGCCCGCGCCGCCCTCAAATCTTCTAAACCAGGGGAGGGGTGATGATACCGGTAGATCAAACTCAATTCCGCGATCAAGGATATCACGGCAATTGCTTTCAAGCATGTGTTGCGTCGATTTTGGAACGACCGCTTGATCATGTGCCGAACTTCTCGGAGGTTCACGGGCCATACTTCATGCGCGGATTTCGCGGCTGGTTAGTCGAGCAAGGACTTGGTGCCGTATACCTAAATGGTTCTGCGGTGTGGCCTGTCGGGGCGCATTCCATAGCAACGGGGAAGAGCCCTCGCGGCGATTTTCTGCATTCCGTTGTGTGGCTCGGCAGGAAGATTGCGCATGATCCGCATCCTAGCCGTGCGGGCATAATTGGTGAGCCGCACGAATTTATTATTTTGACGGCCAAGCCATGACCACCCCCACCTACACCCTATCCGATCTTGAAGCTCTGCGGGAGAGATGCGCGAAGGTGGCGGACCGTCTAGCGCAGAATATTGCCGATGAAAGTCATAGATCGGCTTCAGTAGAAGCTATCGCCCGAGCAAGAGAGGGAGCGGTTTGTGCAGTGGCGGAACGAATCCGCGCCCTCCCCCTCACCCCACAGACAGAGGAAGTCTGGCGCTGCCCGAATACCAATCGCGGCTTACACCATTGTGGTGCCTCTGCCCACCCGAAGCATGGCGGCGGTCACTTCTATTCTTGTACGCTCATAGATTGCCCGCTTATGGCGAGGGCCACCACACAGACAGAGGAAGGGAAGAAATGAGCTTTGTATTCGATGCTTGGGCTGGAAAGTCTGAAGAAGAATTGAAGGCCGACCTTCGAAGACTGAACCGCGCGGTTGGCTTATGGCAACGCATCGCCATGGCGCTAGCATCGAACGGCGGTCAAGTAGAGACGTTGCCAGAAGAATGGAAGCAGAAAATTACGAACCTCATTGCGTCTTACGAGGACTATCCATGACCAAAACCATTCTAGTCCCTGTAGAGCCTAGTGAGGAGATGGTTAGTGCAGCTTACGCGGTAGCTCATGATCCCATATGGTCCACAGTCGTGCGTCACGTGTGGGCCGCAATGCTGCGAGCCGCTCCCAAGCCTATCCCAGCAGATGATGTGCGAGAAGACGTTATTCGAGCAATTGACGCGGCTGAAGTGGAGTTCGGTGGCCATTCATATCAGTTGCGCGATATGCCTGCGTCCGAAGAGGTATTCTCGGCACTCATTGTTGCTGCGGGAGACGCCGCCATCTCAACACTTCAAGGTCTGGGATGGGGGAAGAAATGAGCGAGTGGCAACCAATCGAAACTGCACCGAAGGATAACACGGTTGTTGATCTTTGGGTTCGCCGAAACTGGGAGCCGCCTGAAGCAGAGGTGAGATTTCCAGAATGGTTCTGGTGCACGATTCATCGCTGTTGGCGTAAGGCGGACGAGTTGGAATGGGTGCATTCACTCGATAAAGAAGACGTCACCGCTCTGTATTGGATGCCGGTTCCTTTACCGCCCTCCCCCACCCCAAAGGCACAGGAATGACGAAACTTCAAGAATGCGCGAGAGCCGTAGTTCCGCATATTTGTCGGGCTACGCAGGATTGCGATTCAGAGCAAGATGCGCGCGATCTGCGACAGGCCAGAGAAATCTCCCGCGCCGTCATCCGCTGCTTGATGGAGCCGAGCGAGGGAATGGTTGCTGCTGGCGGCGCCGAGATTTACGGCCATCCACGCGAAAAAGCCGAGGAATGGGCGAAGGAAGAGAAATTCGATTCCTGTGCTTATCAGGCAACCGACACCCTCCGCGCCATGCTCCAATCTGTTCTCGATGAGAACAAGGAATGACCGAGCCAGCAGCCTATAGCGTGCAGACCTTGGCACAATGAACGCAAAACACCGCAAACAAATAGAGCCCCGCCTCCTGTCTCGAGAACAGGCTGCGACCTATTGTGGTGTCAGCGCCCCTACGTTTATTTCCGAGTGCCCAGTTACCCCCATAAAAATCCGCACCCGCGTCCTCTATGACCGCAGGTCGCTTGATCGGTGGCTTGACTCCCTTTCCGCCGATGAAGCGAAGTCCCTCTCGCGGGAAAAGTGGCTGGCGCTCTTAGATGGTGATCATGCGGCTTAAGGGCGTCAAGCGGGTGGTCTCCCGCAAGAATGGCCGGATTGTCGAATACTATTACCACCGCAAAACGAACTGCCGGATCAAGGCCAAGTGGGGGAGCGATGAATTCGGCGCCGAAGTGCTCGCGCTCGAGCAGAAGGTCAATGCCACCAAGCCGAGGGATGGCACGCTGGGGGCTCTGATCGTCGCCTATAAGTCCTCGCCGGAGTTTGAACGGCTCGCACGGCGGACACAGGCTGATTACAACCGGGTGTTTGATTACCTCGCGCCGATCCGGGCCATCGCTGTCAGCGACATAGATGCCGGGATGATTTACGGGTCCCGCGACAAGGCCCTCAGAAAGCATGGCAGGCGCTTTGCAAACTATGTGGTGCAGGTTTTTAGGCTGCTACTCGGCTGGGGAAAGAGGCGCGACCACGTTGAAATCAATGCTGGAGAAGGCGTGGATCTTCTCAAGCGGCCTAAGACCATGAAAATTGCGAACAGGGCTTGGAAGGACGAGGAGCGCGAGGCCGTTCTTGCGGAAGCCCCGCTCGAGCAGTTGAAGGTCATTGCGCTGGGGATGTTTGCCGGGCTTCGGGAGGGGGATGCTGTTCGGCTCGAGAAGTCCGAGTTCGACGGTAAGGTCATCACCACGATCATCAGCAAAACAGGCGAGCCGCACTGGATACCGGCTCACTACCGCCTGCGGGAAATCCTGTCTCGAGAGCCACAGCCGCCCAAGAGGACGCGAGAGAGTCGAGAGCGGGCTACAACGCTCGCGGTGAACAAGTGGGGCCGAGCGTGGACGGAAAGCGGCTTCCGGGCCAGCTTCTTCAAGCTGCTGCGCCGGTTGGAATTAGAGGGGAAGGTTGGGCCTGACCTCACGTTTCACGGCTTGCGCCATACGGTCGGCAAGCTCGTGATCGAGGCTGGCGGGTCGGTTGAAGATGTCGCGGCGATACTTGGGCATAAGTCCCAAGTGATGGCAAAACACTACAGCAAAGAGGCCGATACGAAGCGCCGAATGGCCGGAGTTGTGCAGCGGATGGAGCGCACGGAACGCCGGAGAATTGGAAAACTCGCGGATAAAAGTGGAAAATCCGGCAAGGCTTGAAATGCTAAGCCATTGTTTTATAATGGTGCCTAGGGGCGGAATCGAACCACCGACACGCGGATTTTCAGTCCAACGCTATTGCTTTTGCATCATGGGCTTAACATCTAGCGCGCTGGAAAACGCCCAGCAAAGAATCAAGGACTTAGCAGCCAAATGGAAAACTTATGAGCGGCCTGTGGACGACGGATGGGGTCTCGACTCTCACCACTCCCGGATTCGTCTATTTCATTCAAGGTGTAAATGGCGGATGGTTCGAGCCGGTAGAGGAGTTGTTGGCCTGCATTGAGAGATTCCGTGAGAGCCCGCCAGAGCCGCCCACGCTGCCACCTAAGCCGCCAAAGGCTTCTCCGCCCGTCGAGGCATATAGGCCCCCAAAGCGGGCGAAAGAGCCTGTCGATTGGAGCCTGACCCCGGAAGAGGTGGCCCGCGCCGAGAGGCTGAGAGATGTCGTAAGGGCGCTCGAGTGACCAGGCCCCTGAGCCTGGCCGATCTGTTGGCCGATGTTTCGACATATCTGGGGAACGTGTCGAAGCATTTACCGGAGGGGTGGGGGTAAGAGGACCGACCCGTACGCTTTCGCGCAGAGGGGCCGGCCATATCATAGTTTGCTGCGGGCGGGACTCGACACCCGCTCTAGCTTTTGCCGTTAAGAACGTCTTCCGAACGGCTCCGACTCGTTTGCAACCGAGGCTAGACGAAGGGGATGCTCCTGCTTCCTTCAGCGCCGCCGCAGCAAATTCCTTATATCACATCTCGAAGCTATATTTCCAGCCGCACCCGAGTTTCGCCGCTGCCATATCGGCAATCATGTCGGGGACAAGTGCTGCAATGTCTGGACGGTTCTTGGAGAATGCCAGCATGGCTCCGAGATATTCCTGACTGTAGTCGTTTGTGCCCGTGATCGATGGGTTATAGCCGGGAGCGTTGGCGTTCACCTCATCGAACTCAGCCCATGAGGTTAGTTCTGTAACGAGGAATGTAGCGCCGTCACCAGCCTTTGGCGTTCCTGTCAGTGTGATGCTTGGCCCAAGACCTCCGGCGAAATAGTTGGCCCCGAGCACGCCTTTCAGGATTCTGCCGTCTCTGGTCGTGAGCGTGTAATTCTTGTCATCGACCATTTTCAGCCGATACGTCCCAGGCGCGTTGTATGCGTTCTTGCCAAACTCAGGCCAGCCCATGAAGAACAGGGTGCTTACGCCCATCGTTCCCTGGTTGGTACTGTCAGGCGTGAACGTGATCTTGGCACCATAGGCATTGTAGGATGTGGGATGCTTGATGTTTGCGCCAGATGTGGGGTCACGCCGATCCTTCACATTCTTGGCGCAATAGTCGTAGATCGGCTGCCAGTCGGGAAGCCTGCCCGACCGTTCCATGATGGCGACGGTTTTATTGAACATGTCTTGCATCCATGGATCGTAGCTCCAAGGATGCGGCATGGTGTGGAAGATAGCGCAGCGGGCTTCCTTGTTGTTCACGAACTCCTCGATCAGGAAGTCGCGAGTGTGATCGAGGCCGAGCTTGAAGAAGTCAGCGCTCGGAAGCGTTTCGTCTTCGATTTCCTGCGCTGCGATCCATGAAAGAAACCACAGACGTAAATCCCACGCGGATTCGCGCTCTTGCCCTAGGCCGACGATGAAGGTCTTGGGGCCATACTTCGCCTGTTGTTTGATGTGGGCTCCTCCACCATCGCCATGCTCAATACCCATGATGTAGTGGGTCTGCATGAGAAGGTTACGGACGTGCCACGGGTCACCCGTGATCATTGCCTCGGGGTACGAAAGATTCGGGAAGTGCGCGGCGTCCGGCTGTAGAAGATCGGGGTAGGCCGCAACCTTGTTGGGTGCCATATAGAGCGGTGGGTTACCCGTGTCGCTATGGAAGATGGTCGAGCCGGGATACTTCTGGAAATCCCAAGCGCGGCCTTCATCGTCGTAGACATGCCACGGACCTGCGTTCGCGACCTCTGCCCAGATGTGCATCGAACGACGCATACCCGCATCCTGCGTTCCAATGTAAGCAGCGGCCCGTTCGTGGAAGAAACCAATATCGGACCTGCCACCTGTGCCACCCATGTAAACGTAAACGTCTGAGACCGACATCGGTCCTGTGCGTTCTTTTGCCAGCGTCGGCATGTGTGTTGGCAGGCTTGTAGCCTTAATGCCTGGGACCATTTTTGAGGCTACGAGTTGAGCCACGGTACGAACGTCTGGTCTGTCACCAGTCGAGAAGCGTTCTTCCGAGCACCACTGCATATAGGGGAATTTGATGGCCCCGAGAAGCGTATCGCCATAACGTACATTCGCCGTGAACGCTCCGAACAGTTTGGCGGCGTTGACCGTCACGCTGCCATAACGCAGCCCGATATCGAGGTGCTTTCCATCCACATCCGGCATGAACCGGACTTGCCACAACTTGTCTGCTGAAACCGTCCGCCAGTGATATTGCTCGATGCCGTAGTTCGGCATCTTGATGTTGGAATATTTCTGCTGGGCGTCCGACGCGCGCAGCATAACCGGAGCAAGCGTTGCATCATCCGGCACGATTTCGACGGAAAGGCTGTCGGGCAACGCAGAGCCGGATGGTGGCATGTCGATATGAAGCGATACCTGATCGCCCGGAGGTGTCGTCACGGGCGGAGGTGGGGGTGGAGGAGGCGGGGGCGGTGGAGGTGGCGGTGGTGGCGGATCGACGGGAACTGGCGTCAGCGCAGCTACAGAAGCCTTTAACGAGGCTATATCAGTTTTGATATTAGCTATGTCGGTTTGCAATGCCGATACGGTTGCATCAACTGAGCCTAAACCGGACTTAAGGCCCAGTATATTGGTCTCTGTTTCATCTACCCAAGCACTTAGAGCGGATTTCAGGTTATCGGTAGCGGTCATTAGAAAGCCTTTGGGTCAAGGAGGTGGTAACGGCAAACTGTCTTTGCCGCCGTCAGGAATGCGGTTCCGTGGTGCGATTGATCGTTCGGGCAGGCTATTTGTTGCCGCAGATGAATCATCTCGTGCGCCAGAAGGCGAAGGAGGCCCCAGATGGAGCCGATCCACTTTGCGTTGGCGCGGATGCAGTGTGTCCCGTCAGAGAGACGTTCGTAGTCCCCGCACCGGTCATTGCAATGAATGACCTTGAAGGCCACCTCATCGCCCGGAGGAAGCTTCCAGCCCCTAAAGGGCGGCGTAGTTCGGAGTAATTCGTAGGAGGCCTCCATCATCGCGGGCGTGATGTGGAGGCTCATCAGTCACCCTTTATCGGTTCTGCGTTGATGCGGCGTGCATAGGTGTTCGGGAAGGCTTTCAGAACGCGCTCGCCGCATTCCACAACAAGCCTGCACATGACTTCCGGCCCGATCTCGAAACGGTCGAACTTCGATCTTTCGTCGTCCAGAACGCATAGGTAATCCTTGCCGCCCTCTGTGATGATGTAGGCGAGGCATTTACCCATCATCGGCCCTGTATCGCCTTGGAGACCTTGATCCCGACCCTGTAGAGAATCTCGTCTAGGTCGTGTCCGGGCTTGCCCCTATCAATGAAGAACGCGCTCTTTGGCTTCCATCCGTTCTTCACGTCGTAGTCGATGCCAACGGTGAAGGGTCCAAAATCCTCTAGCTCAAGAGCAAACCGTGTTGTCATGCTTCACTTCTTCCGCCTCTTGAATTTCAGGAACTCAGCGCCTTCCTGCACGTCAGGAATGACAGTCACCAACCGCGTGTCATCGTCTGCGTATCTCGGATCAATGATCGTTACACACGCCGGGAAAGCGTTTTGATCCGGCAAGCCCTTTTCTTCCGCGTACCGATCATACGTCTTGTAACCTGCGCAGCGAATCGCCCACGACAACAAACCTGTGGAAGGGTCTTTCAGAGGGCCGCCGACGAATGACGTGTGCTTGTGACCGCAAGTCAGGACGTGATCTCGCCAGCCGCCCTGCACAGCCTTCATTGGCCCATGGGCGGGGTTCCACATCGAATGCCCTGAGAAGTCGTGGCGGGCATTGATGCGAACGCTCTTGCCGTTCGGGAATTTCAGATTGAGACGCGCACCGTGATAGCTGAGTTGGTTGTCTGACTGTTTCGCAATCCATTTGAGCGGATCGCCAGCGCCAGACCAGCAATCGTGGTTACCCCCTACGAGGTAAAGCCAGTGGATCAGCTTCACCAGCCATTCGGTGAGTATCCACGCTTCGGATGCGGAGGTGGCCTGCTCGCCATAAAGCCGGGCTAAACGACCGATCCAGTTGTTCTGGATGTCGCCGAGGTTGGCCCCGAAAAGCCCCTCGGTCTTGTTTATGATTCTGCCGTGTTCCTCGATGAGGCCGATGTCCGTGCCATCATCGTCCACATGTGGATCGCCCATATGAACGATGCCGATAGGGCCATCTATGCGAATGGGGATTTCAACGAGCTTACGGGCTTCCTTCGATTCCCGAACGCGGCTGAAATCCTTCTTTCGGCGTTCTAGTATCTCGTCAGCATCCGGTGAGCCATCGGGAAGCTTGGGAAGATCGAACGGCTTTTCGACGCGCAGAGAGCCTTCGGCAACCCTACTCTTGGCAGCATTAAGACGGCTGATGAGGGTTGAGCGGGGTATGCCTAGATAGTGAGCGGCTTGTACCTGGTTGTTGTCAAAGCGTTTGAGTGTGTGGAGAGTGTTAAGCAGTATGTCATCGGGTACGCCCGGATTTGCCATATCAGCCCCAGTGCAGCTTGCCAGAGAACATCGCGGCTATCATTGTGACGATACCTCCTAGGACGGCGAACAGACCCCACAGGGCTTTCTTGCCGCCTGATAATTCGGCCAACTTGCCGAGAATCGCTTTCACGTCTTCTTCGATGCCGTCGATTTTGCGTGTGCGCTCTTCGAGAACCGCAACGCGCTCGCGCAGTTCGTTTATGACTTGCTCGTCAGTCATGGGGCTGTACCCCGAAGCGACACGCGCGCCCACGATTGCAGCGAGAGAAGTTGCGCCACGACCGCGCGGTCATGCTGTCCAAGATTCAGGTAGCCGGTTTGTAGCTGGTCGATGGTAACGCAGGCGTCGGGGCTGGAGCCTCCATGAGCACCGCCGGAGGCGTTGGGATTGGCGGACACAGACTGTTCTGGTCTTGCTCCACTGGCTTTGTCGAAGAGCACGCGCCCAGCAGCAGACAGAATGCAAGTATCGGGATTGATCGCATGATTTGACCTCTGCTCTATGCGAAGCTGTGCAAGGGCGGCTTCGTAATCCGTTTTCGCCTTGTCGCGAGCCGCAACCACTTGTTTGTAGGCGTCATCGTCACGCTTCTTTTGTTCCTGCGCACTCACCTTGAGCTTGGCGTACACGCCAGCGAGATAGTCGATGCGGGCCTGCTTCTGGTTTATGACGGTCTTTTGGAGTTCCGCGACCTGGCTTTGACCGTCTAGATAACCGTAGTGGTATCCGCCGTATGCGCCGCCGCCTAGCAATGCGACGATGGCCCCAATGATGATCCATGGGGAGATTGTAAGGCCGAACATCTATTCGCCCTTCTGCTTCTTTGGCTGCTTCACCAAGCGCCCGCTCACACCGAACACCAGCAAGCCGATGGAAAGCGTGGTCGCTATCCAATGGGGGAAATGCTCACGCAGATCGTCAGAGAGAGATGACCATGTGGCTTGCACCACACCGGACAGGATCATCGCCTGCACTGAAAACCAGCGCCAAGCTTTCTTGGCGTCGTCAACGAGTTCGAATTTCATGTTAGAGTCCCGCTAAATCCAAGCCATCGGCCAGCGCATCGTCTGACCAATACGGCTCCCATGATCCGGTTTCGTGCTTCGCAATCGCCTTGCACAGATGAAAGTTGATGATGCGCCGCGTGGTGTCGATTTGATCGTCAGGCCCGACGCCAACTTGATCGCAGACGCTTTGAATGTAGGCTGTCGTATCGTTCTCGTTTTTAGGGGCGAACCGAGAAATGATCTGAAAAATGGTTTTGCGCCCATACATCGTGTGATAGTTCTTGAGCAGGATCGCCAGAGCGCGAAAGCCCCACTTAGGCTCTTTGAACACCGCAAACGATGTCTCTGCCCTTTGATCCGGCGTCATCTGGTCTTTGGGCATGAGGCCCTGCCAAGGCTGGCCGATACGGAGGTTGCCGGGATTGTTGTTCCGTGCCGCCCTTGGGATCATGCTCACGTCCATACGAAAGAGATTGAACCGTCGCCGCCATTGCCGCCCGGTATGAGATCGGCAGAGAATCCTTGTGTGCCCCCCGCTCCGCCCGCGCCCGCATTCAAGGTGTCGTATCCAGCATCTGTGTCGCCTGACAGACCGCCTTTCGCGAGGATGCTCTTTGAGCCAGACGCAAGTGTCCCGGTGATGGTCGATGAGCCGCCGGGGGCGCGCGAGGTATTTGTCTTACCAAGCCCCCCCGCACCTGCACTGTAAGATAGCGTTCCGCCCCAGTCTGAGGACGATATTGCGAGGGTAGTTATCGTCTCATCGCCAGCTACCCCGGCGTTGTTGTAGTTGCCGCCACTCCCGGCACCCTTAGCCGTGATTACGACTTGAGAAGCATTCGACGGAATAGTTTCGGAGCCGCTACCTGCACCATAAGCATGGGTGACAGGCGTGAACGCAGTGTAGAACAACTTCCATGCACCGCCCGCACCAACCCAACCTTGGCGAACAGATTTCCACGCGCCAGATGCGCCTACCCATAGGGAATTGACCGTCTTGTATGCGCCGGACTTCCCAACGCTGATCGTCATGTCGCGCGCTTAAGCCAGATGTCGCCGTCTGCCGGTGTGCCGGAAGGGCTGGCCGTGGAGACGTTCAGTGCCTTCGTAGCGATAGAACCTAGACCGAGACCTGTACGCGCACCCGACGCCGATGTTGCGCCCGTGCCGCCGCTTGTAATGGCGAGAGCCGTTGCAAATGTCGGGGCTTGGGAAAAGGAGTTCGTGCTTGTGAAAGCGTTGGCCGCGTTCTCCAGAACCACATTCGAGGATAGGCGTGAGTCGGATAGCGTACCCGATCCAATGTCAGAAGCGCTGACAACTGGCCGCTGCGAACTCAGGAACTGGAACTGCGTCCCATCATATGCGACGATTACAAGATCACCACTCTTGAACGCATTGGCCGCAAGGGCTGCTTGGGCATAATAGATATTCTTGGCCCCAAGCGTGTCCACGTTGAGCGTGGTCGCTCCCGAACAATCCGAAGCCGCCTTGAACATGAAACGCTGACCGGCGGCATAGGCGTCTATCGTAGGCGAGCATGTCAGGGTGATTGCCGAGGCCGTACCGCCGACCGTGCCGGAGTAGATCGTTCCGGCCTTGATCTGCGCATACCAGGAGGCAATCTGCGCCATCGTCGCCCGAGCGGAATCATTGACGGAGGCAGCATTCATGCCCTCGTCCCAATTGATCCCGGTATTTGCTTGGATGTTGCTCCCTGCGGTCGATGACCAGTCCTTGACGGCCATTACGGAATCTTCCTGACAGAGAAGCTGCGAATTGTGATCGTCCCGCTGGGTGCTGTGCCGGAGCAATCCGCCTGAATATTCAAGAACACATCGACGGTTTCAGCCGAGCTTGAAAGCGTAAAAGCGTGCGTTTTGATAAGGCGGCGACAGCTTGCAACCGTGCGATCCCCCGTAATGCCGGAGGGACTGAGGCCGTACCATGTGCTTGTGGTTCCACTGCTGATGAGTGCGGAGATGTTCTTGACGTTGGTGAGATTTGCCTGTTCAACGTCGATTTCCAGAACGAATTTGTCGCCAGCGGTGAACACAGAGAAGTTGAAATCGAAATGCGTTTGCTTCATGCGGATGTTCTCGCCATCCACACCGGTTCCGCTTGCGCCAAGCGTGATGATCTGCGTCACGCCGTTCTGCGGCGCGCTGTCCGTTCCCTTGCTTGCAGTTGCGGTGAAGGTAGAGCCTGAATTGCGCTCTATCGTGTAGTTGGTCGCGACACTGCCAGTTACCCCCGTTCCGGCAGTGCCGCTCGTCCCGGTCATGAACGGATTGAGATTTATGTAGCCATACGGATTGTACGTCGCGTCGTAAGCGTCGGCCTGGTTGTTGAAATAAATGGGCTGCGTTGGGAACAGGACTGAGTAATAGGAGGAAATCACCTGTCCCATGAGCGTTGCGCCGTAGTCCATGGGATGTAGGAACTTCCCGTCAGCTTCAGGGAAAAAGCCGCCCGTGATGGTGTCGCCGGTCGATGAATTCTTGTCGATGAGCGGAATGTTTGCGGGTATGACACCATAGAAGTTAGGATTCCGGCTTCCAACTTCATTCAGGATAAGGTGGTTCAGGTGGTTCAATACCTTCCGTTTCGTCGCGTCCATGTTATAGGTGCGCGGGAGAACCGGAATTATGTCTACCGGGATACCAGCGTCGTTTAGTGTGTCGAGAACGGATTGGATTTTTGTAAAGATGGTCGGTGCGTCGTCGCCGCCGCTGAGATCGTTTGTCCCGCCAAGGAAGATGACGCGCGCGGGGTCTGACGCCACCACATCGCTTATGCGGTCAATCATGTCTTGAACGGTATCGCCAGCAACGCCGAAATTAAGTGTGGAGTCGTAATAGAAGCGGTTCATGGAAAGCGCGTGGGCTTGGACCATGTACCCGCGCGCCTGGTTCGATTGGGCGTTCGTGGACGTGTTCTGAGCCGTGATGCTGTCGCCAAAGATCGCAATCTTGGAGTTCGGCCTACCGATGAAGTTTACGGAGCGCTGCGTATTCGTAGTCAGCGTCGAGATGTTAGTGGCGTTGGTTGTGATGTTCGTTTCTGCTGTGTCGAGATCGGTCTGCAACGTACTCACGTCCCCTTGTATTGTTGTGGTGATGCGAGAGGCGGAAAGAAGCTGGAAGTCGGTGCCGTCATAGGACACGACTACGAGGTCGCCGGAGGTGATCGCTCCAGCAGTGAGATTGGCACCGCCGAACTTGATGGTTTTCGCACCAAGGCCATCGACGTTGATCGTCGTCGTGGTGGTATTGGTGTTTGTCGCCTTGAACAGGAACCGCTGCCCCGTGGCGTAGGCATCGACGGTTGGGGAACATGTCAGGGTAATGGCGTTTGCCGTGCCCCCGATGGAGGCGGGGTAGATCGTTCCGCCCTTTATCTGGGCGTACCAATCGGCAATCTGGGCAAGCGTACCGCGCGCGCTATCGTTAACGGCGGCGGCATTCATCCCCTCGTTCCAGTTGATACCCGTCAGCCCGGAGACGTTTGACGCCGCCGTGCTTGACCAATTCTTGACTGCCATTCAAGAAGGCTCCGAAGTGTGATATTGAGGGGGTATGGAGCGAGAACCATTCTTCGGGCCGTGGCGGAATATTCTCGCCTTCAGCCTTTTCATCGGGTCGCTGGTATTGTGGCGGCTGTTGCCGTCAATATTGAGGTGACAAGCCCCAAGGCTGATATTGCTGTTGCTCGTAGCCGGAGCCGATCAGGCCAAGGGGCAACGGACGCGGCCCAGCGGCGGCAGGCGCAAGCTGCGGGCCAAGCGCGGCAGCATCTCCGCCATTGCGGACGAGGTTTGCAGCCCTGCTGGCATTGGAGAGCGTGGCCTTCGTCGCCAATGCCTTTGCGCCTTCACCGGCCAGCATGAACGGGGCAACGCCCGCGCCCGTCGCGTGGCCAAGAGCAATATCACCCATGGCAGAGACGACGCCACGAGGCGCGAGTTTCCCGGCCCACCGCAACACGTTGTCGAGCTTGCCGCCACGAACCACCAGCTTAATCGCGTCCTGCTCGGCTTTGGAGAAGGCGTTCATCTTCTTGGGGCTGTTGGCGATCTGGCGGAACTGGCCGCGAAGGGCGTTTTCATATCCCGATTGTGTAAGCTGAGATGCGTTCTGCGCGCGCTCGAAAGCGTCAGAGATCATCTGAGACTTCTTGGCCGTCTTCCATGTCTCGCGGGCGGTCTGGAGCGTTTGCGCCGCTGCGGGGTCTCCGCTCGCGATCTGCGAAGGGTGCAAATCCTCAACCAAGCTGTCGATATGATCTTGGATGATCCCCGCCATGTGAGAGTCGGAGGGGTTTGTCATTGCAGCTTTTGACGCCTGCCCAGCGACCTTGCGTTCCGTCTCAAGTTGGGTGAGCGGGACAACGCTTGTGTCACCCGTGGCCAGTTCATTGAGGCGAGCGAGCGAGCGTGCCGTGTTGGGATGCAGAACGGGGTCGAACCCATCTTCCGCAAGCTTCGTGCTCACGTCCTTGACCATGTTGCGAACCGGATCGACTGAGATTTCCAGCCCGGCAGATTTCACTTGGTCGTACGCTGTTTTGGCGGACTTCTTGAGTTCTTCCACGGTCGGCGCTTCGGCTGCGGAAAGCAGCTTGGCCCCGCCCTGCGGTACGGCGGCAAACCCTCCGGTCAATCCCTGCACGGCTGCTAGGCCGGGATTGTCCTTGCGATATTGTTCCTGATGCTGCGAGGCCGCATCCGCCATCGCATTGGACATATCGAGATTGCCAGTCATAAGGCCCGGTAGCCCTGCAATCGAGGACTGAACGCTCGGAAGGAATGCACCCGATGCAGCGCCGCTCGGTAAGTTGGATTGATCAACCTGCGCCCTCGCCTCCGCATATCCCGGCGTATTGCGATTGCGGGCGAGTGCTGCGTCGTACCCACCCGTTTCCGCATTCTGCATCGTGTCAACGCGGGGGTCGTTTGTGACCGCGTGCGAAAGCATCGTTCCCAACCCAAGAGCCGGGGCTACGACGTTCTCTTGTGCGAAGCGGCCTACGGGGCTTGCGATGATACGGTCTAGCGTCGAGGGCTGCGCGGTGTCCTGCGGCTGCGCCTGGGGCATCTTGCCGAGGCGCGCCATCAACTGCGATTGGGTGATCCCTTCGGGCACGTTCTGGACGATTGTGCCGTCAGGAAGTCTAACGTCCATGTGCGCGGCCTATTGGGGCAGAGAGTTGAAGTCGATAACTTTGGCAGCGGCCTGGCCCGGAGCCTGAACGCTTTGTGGATCGCGGATGCCCGGAATGTTCGGCAAGTCGCTTCCACCGCTTAGGCCTGTACGCAGCGCACCCTCTTGAGCACGCAGCGCGCGGGCACGATTGCCTGTTTCCTTCGTCATGTAGTCGAAGTTTGCCATGATCTGCTGCGGGGTCATGTTCGGATTGACCATGCTCTCCGCTTCTTTGCGGGAAGCATCCGAAACAGGTGTGTTGCCGATAGAGCCGGATTGAATTTTGGCGTATTCGTTCTTGACGGTTTGAATAGCCGTGTTGAACGCCGCCACATCGGGGTCGCCCTTGTACTCGCCCTTGATGTAACGCTGCCAGCGGTTGATGACCGGAACGCCGGTAGTACCCGCGCCCTTGGCGATCATCTGCTTGGCCGCATCCATGTTCTGCAACATGGTGTTTTCGTAGGCTTCGGTTGCCGCGCGCAACGGCGTGATCTTGGCAAGCGTGCTGACGTTGGCCTTGTAGCTGCCCGTGACCGCGTTCTGATCTGCACCGGATTTGCCGGAAGCAGTCTGCATCTTGGCGACCTCAGAGAGGATGGCCTGACGATAACCGGCCGCTTGTTTGCCCATGCCGAGCGTGGGCATAGGAGCGCCGCCCGCCACCGATTGCGCCCAATATTTAACGGTGTTGGGGTCTGGCGGTGTGTCGGAGGCCGATTCCGCAGCCTGATTGTGACGGCGCGTCTCGGCAAGGCGCTGACGCTCCAAATCCAACTGTGGGTCGGTCGCGCGATAGTCCGCCTTCTGCTGCATCGCCTCCGGCGACATCACATCCGAATTGCCGACAGGCTTCGGAACGCCATCTTCGCCCACCGAATAGGTCTGGTTCTGCCAGTTCGGGAGGTTCTTGTCCTTGGCTTCCTGCTGCGAAAGGATGCGTTCGGGCTTCTTGTTGAACGTGTCTGCCTTGAGCAAAAGCGGGAGCGCGGACTGCGGATCAAGCTGCTGTAGGAACGGCAGGAGCGGCGAGATGTTCGATCCGGCCAACATTCCCTGATCGGAGAAGGGCTTCGCGTTGACCGCATTTGCTACCTGCCGCTGTTCAGCTTGCGCCTGAGTATCGCCAAGCGGGCCGGTCTGAGGTGTAACCGCCACTTCGTTCGGCATGGAGCCCGGCGCGAACATCTTGGCGAGCGAGTCTTGGTACTGCTGGCGCTGTGCGTATTGACCGAGGTTTTGCACGCCAGCCTGTAGACCGGAGCCGAAGTTCCTGGCACCGATCATCCCATGACCGAGCTGCGCGATAAGCTGCTGCCACGGGATCGAACTCGTTCCCGAACCACCGAACGAACTGAAAATGTCTGAGAAGGCCATCGCTTTGCCTCAGAATATAAAGGGCAGAATGGACATTGCCGTACCGAGCAACGTAGGCAGCGGGCTTTGTCCCGGCTGCGTTTGCGTGCCGGTCGAACTTGTCGTGCCACCCAAAGAACCAAGGCCGGACACCGCGCCTGCGTAATTTTGCAGGTTGTTCCACGGCTGCTGTTGCGTGAAGTTCCAGCGGTTGAGCGCGTCCTGCGTGTACTGCTGGGCTTGGGAGTCGTATGCGCCACCCACATTGAGCAGGTTTTGCAGGTCGGTGTAGTCCTGCCCGGCAAGGTTAGGAGCAAGCGCGCCAGCCTGTAGCTGCTGCTGCTGGCCCGTGTTGTAATTGTTCGACAGAAGGCCAAGAGCCTGATCGCGGGAGCCGATCTGCGTATCGTAATTGTGGCCGTACATATTGGCCGCGAGGTCGGACAGGTTCTTTCCGAGGAAATCCTGATTGGTCCCCGAACCGCCACGGCCTGCCCCACCGAATACCGCGTTCACGTTGTCCGTGACGCCGCGCGCCGCCGCGTTGAAGTTTTGATCAATGTACGGATTGGAATTGAGCGTGGAGCCGTTCGCAATGCTTGTGAGCAGCGGATTGGCCCCGTTGTTCGTGCCGCCGTTGTTCAGGATGTTTGTGGTTGCCGCGTCTGCCGCCTGCGTGACAGGAGATCCGCCTAGAGCGCGTTGCGACGTGAGGTTTAGGGCCTGCTGCGTGACGGGCGAATATGGCGTGACGGTGGAGAATGGCGCGTATTGCGAGCCTTGGCGGTACAGGCTTTGCGCCTGAGACATCACGTCCTTGAGATATGGCTGTGCGCCAGACCAAGGATCGGTGTTCTGATTCGTGTTTGTCGAGGTAGTCTGTCCACCGCCCATTAGGCTAGTTCCTTACGCATCAGGTATCGTGCAATCCGGTAGTCCGGCAGATGCTTGGCCCAGCCTTTGCGCGCCCACATATTGAGTTCGGCGCAACCTTCGCTTTTTGCCCATGCTTCGATTTCAGGCTTGAGAGAGAACCATTGCTTCATGTTCTCCCCGCCCAGTAATTCGATGAATGCTGTCTTCACCCCTCCTTCGTATGTCACCAGCGATGTAACGCCTGCCGCCATCGCCCTGTTCTGGTTCTCATCATCCAGAACCACCCAAAGCTGCTTGCGATGCTCGGCAACATCTCGCGCAACACCTTCAAGCGTGAAGATGCCCTCGGATTGCGCGACGGCGGTTTCGAGTAACGGCGCAATAAGCGGCCATGCCTGACCGATAACGTCAGGCGGAATCTGTATGAGCTTCATTCAGCGGCTGGACATGACTTGGCGAAGGATCGCGTCCCAGATCGGATGCGCCCCGCCACTGCCACCACCGAGCATTCCAGATCCGATCATCCCGCCCAGACCTCCGAGGCCACCCAAACCTCCCAATCCGCCCAGCCCGCCACCGGGAGGCTGTTGCGGCGGCTGCTGCGGAGGCGGGGCCATCTGCGGGAGCTGTGCGCCCGGCGTCATGCTCTGCGGGATGTTCGGCGTGACGTTGAAGATGTTGGGTGGCGTTTGATTGTATCCGGGAATGACGTATTGACCCCCAACCCAATAGTTTTGAGCCGGGTTCATGTTCGCGGTAACTGCGCCGTTTGCCATGTCTTAAGGTCCTAGGATTGCGTAAGCGAATGTGCGGTCGCTTTGCGTACTGCTGTTATGGGTTACGTCGAAACTCTCGCCATTGGTGTAATTGGCCGGGTCCACATACGTTGTCGCCCATGACGCCGCCGCATGTAGCGTTTGCGCCATCAGGAAGACCTTCGATGTCTTGCCGACCAGAGAGTTATTCACCGTTGTCTTTGTCGTGCTCTGGTTGAGCGTTACCGTCCCAACGGAATTGATCTTTCCCCTTAAAGCCTGGGCGATGGCCTGAGACATTTCACGCGGTGTTCCACCTCCAATCGGAGGGACGCGGGTATATGCGGCCGTCATATCTCGCCTTCGTCGGAAATCGCCACATCAACGCCGTTGGCCTTGGACCAATCCGAGCCAGACGGGATCACAGCCTGAATCCTGTGATAGAGCCCGGCGGACAGAACCGTTGCCACGCCGTTCGATTCCACGGCAGTTGCCGCCGTATCCGTCAGGTCTGCGAAAGGTGCGTCCTTGCTTCTGACAATGACCGTCGCGTCGGAGGCGTCTATGAGCGGGCGAACACCGCTCACGACCGAGCGCCGGCCCTCCACCAATTCCAGTTCCTGCGTTTCTATTGTTGCCTGTAGAGCAGGCCCTGTGAACGTCGCGAGGTAATGCGAACTATCGAATGCCCCGAACACTGGCGCACCGCCCGCCCAAGCCTTCGCATCTAGCGAGGATGGAACGTCCTCAACCGTGCTGTAGAGCGCGCCGATCTGCTCTAGGGTCAATCCCTCGGACAGGAGTGCAAAGATGAAATCGTGTTCGGTTTTGGCCGGGGCGAACCGTTTGGCCGCATAGTTGTAGATCAAAAGCAAATCCGGCACGGTCGGAGTGGTCGGGTTGTTGCTGACAAAGCCCCAGATGATAAGCTTGTTCAACGCATCGTGCGCGACCGTCATGGACGACAGAGAATCCGGGTCCGCATTTTGCGTGAACCACTGGTCTACCTGCTCATTGCCGATAGATTGGCTTCCGTTTCCATCTGTGACGGAAAATCCGCTGCTACCGTAATAGTAGACTTGGCTTCCAACCTTGATGATCGAACCGGGGACAGAACACCCGCGCTCGGTTTCGATGGCGTCGAACTGGAAGATGACCGGAGGGCCGATATAGGTCATGCGCGTGACCGCATGTTCCTGAAAGATCAGCCCGAACTCACCGCCCACAACCCCATTGACCTGCCCACCATCATAGAGCGGTTGAATGCTCGACTGGTTTGTGCCGACCGTCCATTGCGTTGCGTCTTCAAAGCCTGACCATTGGACAGCGCGCGGGTCGGAAGACAGGTTGCCCAGAAGAACGAAGTCTCGCACAGTTGCGCAATACTTGGCCTCCGGTGGTGTGCCGCCCAAATCTGTAAACACCGTATCCGTGCCCAACAGGAACACTTGCGGATTCTGATTTGGAGCTGTCGCGATCAGATAGAACCCGAACTTCGCGAAGCTCCAGTAATCCCCATCTGACAGCGTGTAATCGCTGCTGGCTCTTGTTACGTCCGTGAAAGTTCCGCCCGAATAGGTGTAGAGCTTGGTCGCCGTCCCGACGAATGTTCCTGCCGTTCCATCGGGATATTGCACCGAAACAGCGCCAACGCATTTCGCGGCGAGCGCATCTGTCGATTGCCGGGCCAACGATGGAAGCGGCCTATATCCCCAGCTTGTCGGGATGACGTTTTCCACATTCTCCGAGCTTGAGCCGCCGAATGCAGGTTGATCCGGCATCCAGGGGGCGAATGGGAAACGCATTTACGGGTTTCCAACGTCCGTTTTTGCAACCCACGGGGTCGCATAGCGATCTGCCTTATCAGACGAATTGAGCGCGTTGATGATGCCCACAAATTGCGCCAGAGCCAGTTGCGCCTTGTCGAAGGCCCTTGCATACCCAAACGCTTCTGCGAGAGCACCATAGAGATACGCATTCGGCACATTCGTCAGGAGCCAGTTTGTGTCAGTGTCGCCGGAGAGCGCGTCGAATTTCTTGTAGTAGAGGATGCGGCCAGAGTATGTGCCGTCCGGCGTCGGGCCAAAGACAAGGTTTTCGCCTTCGATTGTGTAGGCTGTCGGCTGTGCTGTGGTCGAACTCATATAGGTTTCCCAGAACACGTCCGGGGTGACGAAATCCAGCTTCGCAATAGGATCAGTGGCGAGATAGAGCCGCCTCGATTGCAGATAGCCGCTGGGTAATGCCACGGTCTGCGCGTCAACCGTCAACGTTGAACTCGTCTCCATAGACCGGATACGCAAAGGCTCCGAGACCATGCTTGGTATCTTGGAACCGTAGGCGATGCGGCTTTCGGCAAACTGGATGAACTCTGGAATGCGTGAGGTCAGGTCAGAGCGGAGCATGTAATTTGCTACCGCTGTTTTAAGCTCGCTGTAGTTTGTGATGCTCATCAGCGGCCAACCAGTTTCTTGAGGCGTTGCAATAAGGTCTGGGGGACAATCGCCTCAGCGGCGTAGGACTTCCCGTCTTTCAAGCCCAATTCCGTTACATAAGCGTGCGGATCGTCAGCCTCGAATGTAATGCCGGTGTTGAAGAACGCGCGCGATCCGATCAATGGATTGCGTTCGACCAACAGCCGCCATTTCATTAGTTGACTCCGAGAAGAAGTAAGGTGCTTGCAGGATTGAAACGAGGGGTAGAGCCGCCACCTCCGCCGCTCGGCGTGTAGGTGATGACGATGATGCCTTGCGCGCCCGCGCCGCCGGGGCCAGAGGGCGAAGATGCACCACCGGAGCCACCGCCACCGCCACCGCCGCCGTAGAGTCCACCGCCGCCACCGTCGCCAGCTACAGGGCCAGTGCTTCCGTTGCGCCCGCCACCACCGCCTGCGCCGCCGCCGGGTCCTGCCGTCGCGCTATCGGAAGTCTGCGTCCAGTTGATTCCAGCGCCGCCGTTGCCGCCGAGATTGATTGACGTACTGGCCGTTGAATTCGGGCCACCGCCGCCGCCACCGGAGCCGTGCGAACCTGCGCCGCCCGGATTGTTTCCGGTCCCGCCCGTTCCGCCTGCTGTGCTGTCAAAGGCCGCGCCGCCGTTTCCACCTGGATTTGAAGTCCCCGAAGGTGCAACACCGGCCGATCCACCGTCTGCCGCGCCACCACCAGCACCAGCAATTAGGACCGCTGCAATAGCCGCGCCAGCCGCACCCGCACCATTCGGCCCACCGGCACCGCCGCCGCCCGCAGCGCCATAGCGCGTATTGGTTAAACCGCCGTCGCCGCCAGAATGTGTAGTGTCTCCGGTGTTCGTCTGTGAACGGTTGTTTGGGGTGTTGAGTGTGGCGCTGCCGCCGTAATCGCCTTGAACAATGATCGTGCTGGCGTTGTTCTTAAGCCATGTTGGGTTTGTCGATCCGCCAGCGCCGATCTGGATTGAGAGCGTGTCGCCGACATTGATGTTGGACGGCGACGTGACCTTGCCATAGCCGCCGCCTTGACCGCCCGCACCGGCAAAGTTGGCGCTGGCTCGCCCATCACCACCATTACCACCCGGCCCAATGGCTTCGATGGTCGCACCCGTGGCGTTCCAGTCGCTCGGAACGGTCCATGTCGAGCCGGAGGTGAGGAATATCGTAGTCGTCAAGTGGACGCCTGGTAATAGCTGGCGGTGACTTCAATCGGGACGCCGGTAGTGGCTACGAGCGCAACCCATTTCTTGTTCTTGGTGGCTTGCGGCCATGCGGCCTCTACAGGACCGGAAAACCCGCCATTCGTCATCGCGCGCAAGGCAATCTTTGCCAGCGTGTTGCCAGCGGTGGAGTCCTTGATCGTGACGTATGTGTCCGTTCCGGTGCTTCTGTTGGTCAAAAGCAGGCGGAAGATGTCTAGCTTGTACGTCGCGTCGGCCGGGACGATCTGATATTCGGTCGAAGACGATGTGGCAGAGATGGCCGTGTATTGCGTCTTGGTCTTTGCGCGCGTCGTGGTGCGGACAAGCCCATCCGTGCCAATCGAGACAAGGTTCGTCGTACCCGGCGTGGTTAAATCGGTCTTGAAGGCGGGGATGGCAGCATAAGCGGGGAGTGTGCCGGAAATCCCGAAGGATGTGTTTCCAATCGATGCGCCAGCTTGGAAAGGCGAACCCAGCGCAGTAATGATGCTGTCTTGCTTGGCAGAAGTTGCCGCACCATTGAGCGTGCCGAGATTGAAGGTCGGCGTTGCAGCGAAGGCAGGAAGCGTGCCCGATACGCCAAATGACGTGTTGCCGATGGAGCCACCCGCCTGAAAGGGCGAGCCAAGGGCGGTGATGATCGAATCCTGCTTGGCGCTTGTGGACGCACCAGAGGGCAACGGAAGCGAAGCAGCACTGACCGGCTGTGTGGCCTGATAGAACGTGCCGGAGACCGCAACCGTGTTGCCGACATAGACCTTGTTGGTCGTCCCGTCTGTCGTCTGATCGATGCCGACCTTGCCGACAATCGCCGTACCGGCCACAAGAGCGGGGAGTGTCGAAAGGCTGACAGGCTGCGTCTCGCCGCTCTGAACCTGTGTCCCACGGAGATAAGCGTCCGCTGACGTTGTGCCGGAGCCGCCGTAAACGCTCTGACGAAGGCGGAAATACAGCGCATCGCAGGGGAAGACGTAAACCCCCGTGGACGTGAAGCTTGAGTTGCCCTTTACGTCCTTGATCGCAACCCATGTCGAATTGTCGTTCGAGACTTCTCCGACCAGCGTGGACGAGCCCGCAATGGCCGTGATCTGTACCGCAACCGAATGGTAATCGGTCGTGTCGCTCGTAAAGAGCGTGGCGGCAGATGAAGCCGTTCCCGTGACATGGGACGCATCGGACAATGCAACGCTGACGGATGCAGCTACCCGCAGATTGCCGCTGAGATCGAGCGATAGGGGCGCGTCGCTCTGGCCTTCAGTATAGCTCGGGGCCGAGGCAGTGGCCGTGCCGACCGTGCTTGCCGTCGCCGTTACGCTCGCATTGACGGGCAAGGGGTTCAACCCGGAGACGGGCGTTGGGTTTGACGCCCCGTCTTTCAGGAAGTGCATCACAGACATCGACTATTCCCTAGGAGGTAGCGCCCCAGCCCGGAAAACCGTATGGCGCGCCGCGTTCGTGTGTGAGCAACGAACTCTCCGGCGGGACCGTGACGGTGATGCCACGTCCTCGCGCTAGTCCGATGAGATATTCCATGTTTGGTTTTTGATACGAGTATTCGGAGTTGACCTGTAGATCGATGCCCCAAAGGCCGATCCTGTCATCCGGTTCTAATTCCAGGATCGCCAGACCCATCATGTAGGCGAGCGAGGATTCAAGATATGGCGTTCCCTGTGCCGTGCGGCCAACAATGCGGGCCACATCATCGAAGGGATACGCAACCGAAGTCGGTATGTCCGGCTCTTTCTCCAGCATGTAGACGGGAACGTCTTGCTGGGAGAGATAAAGCTGGTGAAGCCGTGCCTCCTCCCCGCCTTCGCCGTGAAACTCTCTCCAGTTTGAATGAATCTCGAATAGCCGGTGATAACGCGGGACCGGATCCCAGCCTAACACCCACATTTCCCAGTCCGGGGAATGAATAGGTGCGTCCTGCCGCGTATTTGAGCAACGGCCCAGAATGCAGACCTTTCTCAAAGCGGCAAGTCCCGATACTGCTTGAGTTTGATCGTTTTGGCCGCGTTCGCCATGTCGTGCGTGTAGACGAACTCGCCGATATGGCCGATGTTCTGCGAAAGCGTCTGGTCGACGTAAATCTTGAGGCCCGCCTGCCGCAATTTCCGGCAGAAATACACATCCTCCGCCATCTGAATGACGTTTGTTGGCGCTGCGGGCTCAAATACGAAATACGGAAGGTCGATAGTCTCGAAAATCCGCATGTCGTTGACCATGAGGCCAAAGCCGCAATGCGCGACCTCTACAAGGCCGTTGGTTTCGTCCTTGGTCCACAGCGGGCCAGTGTATTCGTCGCCGTCCACGAACGCCGTAGGGCGCGCTTCCATGGTCTTTTGGGCGTAATTCACCCCGACCACAGGCTTGTTATGGTTCAATAGCTGCGGGAACGCATCGGGAGGAAACAGCATGTCGCTATCCGCCCAGATCAGGTGCGTTGCGTTCATCTCAAAGGCTTTGGAGACGATGCGGGTGCGTACATCGGGGAGCAATGACCCCTGACACGCAAACACATCAATCGTCTTTTCCGCCCCGTATGGCAGCGATTGAAAGTATGTCATCGCCCTTGCTAGCGATGTGGTGAAACCTATCGGGCAATGCCCATGACTCGGAACACCGACCAATACCCTCAATGGGTCTGGAGTAACCTCTGTGGTTGCATCCGGTAGTTCTGCGAAACTCGTAACGGCTTCTGCCGCCATGTCACCCTCCTAAGGCTGTTAAAGTCTTCCCGGCCACGTCCGAAAGGCACGATTGTCGGGGTCGTTCATCACTTGCTTCCATCTCTTGCGGTCGTTCAGCCATCCCTCTCGCTTGGCTTGAGCCATCAAGAAGTCCGGGATGAACCCGACATGGCGAAAATCCTTGCCGGGAGACATTTCGGACAGGCGTCTTGCCATCTCTATGATGGGCTCGCAGTCCTGTTCGGTCTCAATGATGAGATCGTCTGGTCTATCTGGATCGTGGATGACGTATTCGCGATATGAGCCGTGGACCGAGAGAAGTCTGCGTCTGTTGTCCATGTTCACCTTGAGAAAAATGGGCGGGGAGCCGGAGGGGGCGAACTCCCCGCCCCGTCAAGCGATCTCAGTTAAGGATCAGCTCGACGTTTTCAGGTCTGCGATCACGCCATGCGCGGCTTCGTTGCGCATTTCCAGCGTGTATTCCGCAAGCATGTACTTACGGAGAGAGTCGCCAGTCTTCGCCAGATCGTAAGCACGGATCGGGCGGAGATACGCAACAGCCGCATATTCCGGGTCGATGACCAACGCGGAACGGCCACGGCTGAAACGGTTCGGAACGATCTTCACGTCACCGAAGTCCGACGCATACATGGACGCCGCACCGAGGATGGTGTCGGAGTCGATGCTCTGTCGTGCCTGCGAACGGCCGGTGAAGGTCGAGGCGACCTGCTTGTTATGAGAGCCGACCATGATCATCGTCGGTTCGGCACCCGCGTCATAGCAGCTTGCCAGCACGGTCTTGAGCAATGCTTCGGTGAACGAGCGCTGATGCGTCGCGTCCGTCGCCTTGCCCGTCGCCGAGGTGGCCGACTTGCCCTTGGTGCCACCGGACGAAGCCGTGGTGTCGCGGTTCGTGTTGGTGGTAAGCCATGCTTCGAAGGAGCGAAGCTTGCGAGCGGTTGCCGTCGCACCGGAAACCTTGGCCTGGTTACCGGCGAGGATCGACTCCATGTCGCGCTTCAATTCCTTGCCGCGCTTGGCCATCTGATAGGCCATTTCCGAGTTGCGGCCCGCCTTGTCCACGACTTCCTGCGTGCCGGTCACAACCGCGTCTTTGCGGCTGATCTGGCAGATGTTGGAGAGTCGGGTCGTGGCAGTGGACGCCGTACCGCTTACGACATCGCCTTCGAGTTGCGCGTTGGCGCTATCGACGTTGGCGAGCGAGTCGGACTGCCATTCATGGAGAACGGCCTTGGCCTTGGTCCGTCCAATGGCCGTGATGAACGGCGTTTCGGTCGGGCTGATGTTGTAGATGACATCAGTCAAGTCTTCACGATTGCCGATAGCTCCATAGGAGTTAAAGGCATTGGTCTGGATAGTCATTGAAGTGGTTCCGTCAGTTGAGGATTCGCTGGAAAATCAGGGCCGCGTCATCGACACGTCCTGACTTGCGGAGCCGCTTCTTCTCTGCCTCAATCTGATCTGCTACCGAGTTCTGCTGCCGTGTGGTGGCCGGTTTCTGCACCGGCGGCACGTTGGCAACCTTCTTCTCGGCGATCTTCTTTGCAGCCGCTTGGGCTTTCGCCTGATCGGCCTGCATCTTCTCGAATTGCATTGCGCGGTGAAGGATGATGACATCCTGCGCCGAGGCTTGGGCCATCTGCTGATCGGAATATCCGACCTTGCGAGCATAGGTCACGATTTCTGCCTTGGCCTTGTCGTCAAGGTTCGGCAACTCTTTCGCGAGCTTTTGCTGTTCGGCCTGTAACCACTGCGTACGTGCTTGGGTTACCGCGTCGGCCTGCGCTCTTTGAGCCTGTTGAAGCTCTTGGGAACGAATGACGAAGCGGTTGTAGCGGCTGGGATCGTTCTCGGCCATCGTCCTGAGGTCTTCCCAGGTCTTGATGTCGGAGAACTCACCCGCGACCGCTGCCTGTAGCTGCGGAACGAGAGTGTTCAGTTGATTGAGGTATTGAAGTCTTGCGGCGTCGGCTTCTGCTGCCTTCCTGTTCGCTTCCGCAATGGCCGGATCGTCTGGCTTGGGCTCTGGAACGGTGGGCTTGGCTTCTGCCGTGACGGGCGCTTCCTCGGCTTCTGCTTCGGCAACCTCTGGGGCTGCGTCCTGTGCGTCGGCTTGCGGTTGGTCCGTCTCCGCGTCGGGGCGATCTTCATTGTCATCGCCTGCGGCTGCGGTATTCTCGGTCTCCTCTGCCGCCGCTGGTTGAGCGGCCTCTGGCTTTGGAGAGGAATTCTGTTCGTCTCTGGCGTTCAGGAAACGCTCAAAGAACTCTGTGGCGTTGGTTGGGACATCTTGGGCCGTTTCGGCCTGCGCTGTGTCCGTCATACAATCTCCTTGAGAGAGCTAAGCCACGATTTGCGTGGCGGCACGTATTCTTCACCGCGCAATTCAGCCTCACGGGCTTCTGTCATCACCCCATTGACGGCGATGTCGCGGATGTCTTTGACGATCTCGAACAGGAGGATCACTCTGCGATGTAAATCCTCCCGGAGATCGGGCGTTTGTGCGTTGCGCCATTCCTGAACGTATTTCTTGTCCAGCGTGGCGATGACTTCGTTGAATAGGGCTGAGTCGAGGATGGCGGCTGCGGATTGGCCGCGATTGATCTTGTCCTGTTCGGTCAACCCGGCTTCCCTCCGATATTCACTTGAGCCGCCTTCGCAAGCTCAGTGTGAGACTTGGTGGCTTGCGTATGTGCGTTCGTCGCAATGTCTGTATGGGCGTTGATGAGCGCGATACGCTCTTTGGCGGCAACCTCAGCTTCGATCTGGTAGAGATCGGTCTGCGCCTTCGCGTCGGTCGTGTATTTGTCGCTGGCGAGCTTGGCCTGCGCCATGATGTTCGCCGCCTGAATCTTGGCTTGAGCCTGCGCCGCGTTCGGGTCCGAGCCTTGCGGAGGCGGTTGGTCAAGAGCCTGGAAGTTGAAGAACCGCTCCGGCCCTTTGATCCCCATGCCGCTGAGAGCAAGCTCAGCCGTGTTCATGAAATTGTCGGCAGAGACCGCGTTCGGGTTGAACGTCTTGGCCTGCTGCTGAATGCTGAATATCAGCATGGCGTTCTGTAGCTGCTGGGCACGGTCGCCGATGCCAAGGGCGACCGATACCGTCACATCCGCGTCGTCGTAGAACATCGTGGGGTCGATTGGCACCCACTTGTTCCTCAGCCGAACGATGCGCTTTTCCTGCTGATACTGGCAGACGAGACCGAGGATAAGCTGCATCGCACGCTTGACGCCGGTTTCGGCAAACACACGCGCGATAAGCTCAATCTTGCCCCGCGCCGCGTCCATGAGCATTTGCTCGCCGGATGCGGTGTCGTGCAGCTTGTTGGCACCGATGCCTTGCGTCTTGTCGCTGACGCCTGTGCGGTTTTCTCTGATCTGGTCGATGTAGGCAAGACCGGCCAACGCGCCCTGACCAAGGTCGGGGACCATGATCGGGGTGATGGACCCCTGCATCTTCACCCGGATTTTCTGGCCGGGAACGCTGGAGAGCAGTTCGGTCGGATCAACGATGTTGTCGGCTACGACTTCTTCACGCTGATTGTTCTGGAGATAGAGATTGTCCAGATATTGCCGGAGGATCGTCGTCTTGATGACCTGAATGTCCGAGATCAGGTCAACAATCGAAAAGCCCCACATGCGATGCGGGACGGGAACGGGCGTGAGAGAGGCGTACGGAACCTCGCCTTCCCATTCCTCCTGTTCAAGAATCTCGTTGCCTGCACCAGCCACCACAATGCGGCGTAGCTCGGCTATCCCATCCCGGTCGTAATCGACCTTGAGATACAGTTCAGACTTCCAAACTGTGCGTGTGGAGTCGTCGGATGGGGAATCGTCGTCATTGTCCCCGAAGTTCTCTACTGTATCGCGGGCCGCTGCCTCGCCAGAGCTTGCCGCGTTATCTTCCGCGCTTCCTGCACACCGTCTAACGAGAGCTTCATCAAACCCTTCTTCAAGTAGCTCAGAAACAGTCGTTCTGATCTTGTCTCCCACGAGCCGAGCGTTTTCAATGCTTGTCGCATCGCGGGATATGATGAAGTACTCAGGAGTAATGACCTCAACACAGCACTGCCCCTGCTTCTTCGCGCGGCGGATGACGACATCGTGGCCCGTCTGTTCCTGCTGCTGGAATGCCTCCTGCCCGGTGTTCGGGTCCTGTGACGGCACATCGACCGTCATTGGGTATTCGGAATGCTCTAGAACCTCAACGCTATCGTCCGACACCAGCATCTGAAACTGCTGATCGGTCAGCCCATCGAAGCGAGACTTGCGGTAGCCGGTCTTTTCTTCCCACCAGGCTTTGATGATCCCGTTCTTTGAGATCAGCGCATCCTTGAACCACACTAGGAAGTTCATGAAGCCCGGATTGTCGTGCATCCAGACGTAATTGACGTATTCCGTCATTTCGTCAGCGACGCTTACGTCTTCTGCACTCCTGGGCTCGAATTGAACGACCTGTTCGCCGCTTGTGAAGATGCGGATGAGGTACGGGAGTATCCACTCGACCGTGTCCCGAACGTCTGTGGAGACCACAGAAGAGCGCCCCGCGCGCTCGTTCCCAAGAAGACGGCCGTAATAATAGTCAAGGGCCTTCTGCCGCTCGTTCGCAAGCTCCGACGCATTCACACCCTCTGCGTTGTTAAGCTCCGCGCTGACGATTGCGCGTAGTTCCTCGGTCGTCATGGGTTTGCGGTTTTTGGCTGGCGACTTGGTTTCCTTGTCGTCAGTTGCCATCAAGCAATCCCTGGTAATCTGTGAATCTGGAAGAACGAGCGCGTGTTCTTAAGCTCCCGCTCCCAATAGCGATTGCGCGAGATGCTCGGCTTGAGAATGTATTTGCCAACACCGCTCCAATGGGCCCGGCAGAGGTAGAAATGCCATGGCCCAAAGCTGACGTTCACAACAACCATTCACACAATCCATTTCGTGTCGGGCGCTGGCCACGACTTCGCGTTCGGGTTCACAGGCTCGGCAAACGTCAACGCAACCGCGTCCCATTCATCCGGGCTGCGTATCTTTCTCACTAATCGCATGTGCTCTTTGGATTCGAGGACAAGCTGTTGAGTTGTGATGTCGTAGGAATAGCCCGGCGCACACGCATCGGTCTGTAACGAGTCCAAGTCTGGAATGTCTGCCCCGCCCTCGCCTTGCAGCCATTCCTTGGACAGCATCCACATTTCGGCCCGGCGATTCTTTGGGCCAGCCATCTTCTTGCCGTCTTTGTCGATACGGGGCGGATAGATCGGCGCAGAACCGAAGTTCACCAGCCGAAGCTTATCGCCATAACCCCAATCGCACAGAATGTCGTAAATCCCGCCACCCCCACCAGCATCAATGAACATGCGAGCCGGAAGATCACGGTCGAGGATCGTCTTGAGCTTTGCTGCCGCCACAGTATTGGTGATGGGGCTGGCGTCACTCTCGACCTTCTCAAGCTTGCGTCCCCGTCTCCATGCGATTGAGAATCTATCCGTGCCCTCTCGCTTCGGATCGACGCCGATAATGAGTGGGCCAGTTGCTTCGACCTTGGCCTTACGAGCCTTGAGCACAAGCTCGGATGGGATGTAACTGTCGTGGCCTGTGGTCTGGAATGCTTCTGCCGCTGTCGCAGGATATTCCTGCTTGAACAATAGCGGGTCGTTCAACTCTGCGAGCTTGGCTCGTCTCCATGCGATCTGTTGATCGTCAAGGTTATAGAGGTGCTTGTACTCGGATTCCTCAGGATCACAGACGAACCCGGCTCCAGGGTCACGTCGATACTCGTCTGACCAGAACCAGGGACAGAAAATCGCTGCGTAATCTCCAACTCCGGCTTCTGCTTTTTGCCATCGCTCATGGAACTCGTTTCCCATTCCGTTTGCGGTGGATTCGAGGATGATTTCTGTTCCGGGCAAATCTGGGACGGCCTGTACCACTCCGGCGAAATGCGCTCCTGCATTTGGCCAGAAAGCGACTTCGGACCCATGAAAGAGTTGGATAGTCTTGCTTCGTCCGGTAGCCTTGGTACCTGCGGTTCCCACCGAGTACCCTGAGTCCAATCTGTCGAAGATAAGCTCTTTCGCATTCGACGCCCCTGTCGATGGTGCTAATGGATTGTGCTTGTGAAAGCGTTCAACCATTCCGAAAAGGTTGTTCGTCGCTTCCTGTTCGTGTGTGAGGATGTAGGTCTGTACACCCGGCGTAGTCGATGTGCGGTGGTAGAACCTGCCGCCTGCGTAGGTGGAATACCCACCCTGTCTGCCTTTCAGAAGCAGCGCGCGAACCTTGCCGGTCTTTGCTCTCTGTTCCTCAAGCTTCTGGTGTAAGTATCTCTGCCCTCGGTTCAGATTGAATGGGTTGATCTGTCCCGTCTTGTCCTTGATGCGCAAGCAGTCCCGCGCGAATGTCGGGAAGTCGTTCAGCAGTTCCATCAATAATTTCTGGTCTGCTTCGTCTAATTCGCTCAAGCGCGTCCTCTAGGCTGACATTGACATCAACCTCTGCTCGCATCTCCTGCGGTAACAGCTTTGCGGATAGTTTGTAGAACTCGGTTTTGTTTTCTCTCGCCCACTCGGTCAAACCATCAGCACCGCCGAGGTTCTCGAAGGTGAGAAGAAACGCCTCTTTGAGAGCACGGTTGATCTTATTGACGGCCCCCCTGGGCTTGCCCGCCGGGTTACCTGATTGGCCGGGCTGAAACATTGTTAGGGCCTGTAAATTTCAGTTTATGAACTGACATGGTGCGGATGATAGTCGGATGCTTCACCGAACCCACCCTCTCCGATTTCGATTGAGCCGAAGCGTTTGATCCGGTTGATAATATCTTGGAGACAACCCGGTTCGTCGTCGAAGTCTCCATCTACTGCCCAACGCTCCGCTTCGCCTTCACCGATCAGACCGGTAAGGAAGGCTGGGAAACGTCTGCGGCGAGGCATGTCAAAGCGTCGTGCCGCCGTCAGGCTTAAACGTGATCTTGCCGCCCGGATGAGCCTTGCTCATGGGTTACCTCAGACGCAGTTTTTTGGAATACAGAAATTGTCGCATGTTTTTCGGAAGAAAGTCAAGAGGCAAGTGATGTGCGTATCACAAAGCTGGTTTTAGTAATTGCTACGGAAAGCTTACTGAGTGCGAGCTTGATCGTGGGCTTCACGTCTCGCGGATTTTTGAAGCCTGCCGCCCTACATGCTTCCGCTGGCGTGTGACGCTCCCCGCAGAGCTTACGCACGAGGACCGCATAGCGTGAGCCATCCGAGCCTTGGGCTCTAAGATTGGTCTCCATGCCCTCCACAATGCGCATGGCGTCAATCTGGTTGTCTGTGAGGGGCGTTGCATCGCCAGACACGACCACGAACTGCGTCGAGTCCTTGCCGGGTCGCTGCATCTTCTCCCAGAATGCGCGGTAGCATTCACCCGCCGCGAACTCATCATCGTCAATCAACCCCTTGAACCAGGCTATCGAAAGAGGGTGTTCGCCCATGTTGCGCCACGCTTTTGGAGCACCAGCAACCGTGCTTATGAGGCGGTCGCGGACATGCGTCGACGTGACAACGGCCGGGCCTTCCGGTTCGGGCATTGCTGGGCGGGGCTTAGCCATCAGGCTGCCTCCATATGAACCGACTTGAGCGTTGGTTTCCGGATTTGCCGCGTGGGCCTTTCGATGGGCCGATCTTCAAACTCAAGCCCGTACCCATGGCCATACACGTTCACAATTCGGATACCCAAAAGGGCAAGCTTGACCCGAATCCGGATCATGAAAACCTTCACGATCTCAGGGTCTGGCTGGTCGCATTCCGGCAAAAGTGAATACACATCATCGAAGATGGCGTAGTGGTTTACCGGCCTTCCGCCACGGGCAAGGATGGCCTCGAATATCGCAAATTCCTTGCTTGTGAGAACCGCCGCGCTCTGAAAGCCTTCGCGCCGGACAGTGTGAAGG